ATCAAAAGGTATTGTTGTTTCAAGTTTTTTCATTGTTTTCAAAAATGTTTAGTTGTTTATAATCTAATATCGAAATATAATATAATTTCTTTAATATCTCATCTACTTTCTCTTTCTCTAAAATAGCTTTTAGACTATCTTTTAAAACGCTATAAACTAAGCTATATTCTTCATAACTTAAATAATTTTCATTATTATTTTCTTTATTTATTTCTTTAATTGTATTTTCTTTTTCAATACTATCTATAATTAATTGTCTAATCATATGTGATCTATTAATCATATTAAAACGTCTTTTACATTGTCTTTCTAAACTCTTTAATTGTTCACTTGTTAAAGTTACTTTCACTTGCTCAGTATGTGATAGTGTAGTTAATTTCTTTTTATTCATTTTGTTATCCTCTCAAATTCTTTTATTGCTTCATTCTTTTGTGATACGTGCCATATCCTTAGAACTGGTTGAGATATAGTTCCATTTACAATTAATAAAAGTTGATCGGTTATTGTCTGCACTAATGAAAAAGTGCTATTTGATCTAATAATCATAATTAATTACCTTTTAAATATCTATTTTTTAATCTCTTATAAGTATCAGGATGGCATGAAACTAATTTACAATAGCTAGTCTCTTTAATCATCCAATCGTGATCTAAAAGAATAGGAATTATTCTCTCATCATCAACAGTTGTTTGAAATAATGTCATAATTAAACCCATAATTTAGAATGTGCGATATACCAAATAATATTTTTTAACTTATTTGTTTCATTCTCATTCAATCGTAAATCTACCTTTTCATTTGATACTGTTATTGACTTAGGTAGATAACATTCATTGTCTAATAAATAATCACTAGAATCATATAATTTAGAATAAATTTCTTCTCTAATAGATTCTTTTGTTAGTTTTGATTTTTGGCTTTTAATAGGTTTTAATTCTTTCATGGTTAAGATTTGAAGTATAAACTATTAGAATTATATCATATAATTAGTAAACTAAAAGCTTATTTGTTAATAAAACATAAAAAAAGAGACTTAGTTTTTTAAGTCTCTTTCATATTCCTTATTTTATTAATAATTCCATACTTAACTCATTAGCTAGTTGATCCACTAAGCTAAAATCTTTTATTCCTTGATATTTCATATTTTTAAGAGTAATAAACTTATAAAAATTAAAGTCTTTATTAATTAATTCATTCTTATAATTAAAACATTTATAACTAAAATCATTGTTATTTCTTGTTAATAAATCATATACAATTTTATTATTCATATAATCAGGCTTTAAACCTTTTTTTAATTTAAGTTCCCAATTAGAATAAAACTTTTTAAATCTTACATATCCTAAATAAGGATATTTAGTCTCATATTTATAATAAAAACTTTTATTTATTTCAAAAGTCTTATTACCCTTGTAAAAAATAATTTTACTTATATTCATTTTAACCTCTTTATATTATGAATTGTTGTTGTTGCATATTCACATAATCTTTCATATAATTCTTTCTCTTCTTTCTCTGTCTTTCTAACGTGTAATAAAACACTAGCCCAATCAGCCCTAAAAGGTATCTTACAATGCTTACACCTAACAATAGGTATTAATTCTTTAATCTTTGTTTCTTCATTAAGTTGTATCTTAACCTGAGATAGTTCAAAATTACTTGAACTAGCACCATTAAAAAAAGCTTTAAAATCTTTGCTATTATTTGTATCTGGTAACTGATAACCATGATAACAACTAACATTAATTAATAAACCGCTTTGATGATGTAGTTGAATTGATCCCTTATGTTCTTGATAATATTTTTTATAAATATCATCAAAATAAAAAGTTTGTTTCATTTCTTCGTCATAATATGGGATTAAATCAATTCCTCTTTCATATTCTCTATAATTTCCTATCTCTTCCTTATCTTCATCAGGAAATGGAAGTCTAAACCTACACCCATCAAAAGAACAATCATAAACAACTTTGTATCGATCTTCAAACCTGAGATAATACATATTCTCACAAGTTCCGATTTTTACATCTTCACCTGTTGTTTTTAACTTTGCGTATTCACCCATAATAAATTTTTTAAGTAAGATTTTAGTTTTTTTAAATTAATCTAAATAAATTATTTAAATTAATTTTTACTTAGAAGTATTTTTTTTACTTCTAAATAAGAATTAATCAATTGTTAAAAAGGTTCGTCCGTCTCTGTTAAATCACAATTTAAAAAATTTAATTCTTGTAATGCTTTTTTAGATTCGTACTTTTTTAAAATCTCTTTTTTTAAACTTATAAAAGTTTGTAAATGTTGTAAGCTTTCTATATTTTCTAAAATTTCCGCAACTTCAGAATCTAATAAAAATAATTTAATTTCAGTCATTTTAAAGACCTCGAATTAATAAAACTTTTTTTGCTTGCACTTGTTGAAATTTACTTCCTTTAGTCAATAAATACTCACAAGCCGAATTATCATTATTATTTACACACTGGTTCAAAGTTGATCTGTTAAGACCTGATCCAATAGAACTAATTAACCCTATAGATCCAATTGAAAGAAATAAAAATAGGTTTCTCATGATAGTAAGATTTGAAATAATTTCCTTTTTTAAAGCGATAGTTGATCTAGAAAAATAAATTACTTGGGATAAATAATTACTACTGATAACTAGAAATAGTTAGAGCTAGTAGAATGTAGTTAAGTAATAAATAAATTAAGCATAACTAGGCTTATTATTATTATATCAAATATAAACTTATTTGTATATCATATTAATATACATATAGTTGTATCATATTTACTAGCTATATAAATAATATTAGTTTAATATAAGGATAATTAAATCTTACAAATGACCAACTTAAACTACATCAAAACTAAAACAAAATTTCAAGTTGTTTTTATTGGTGATACTTCAACTGATCCTTATGTTGTTGGTACTTATTCTACAAGGATGAGAGCAAGCAACAAGGCAACAAAACTTGATAATGAATACGGAGCATATAGATACTCTGTTAAAGCTGTGGAGGTATCTGTATAATGTTTATTAATAAAAATTTTAGTGACGATTGCAGATCGTTAGGAATAGAGACTTTAGATACTGAGAATGATGATATTTTCGAGATAGAAAATTATCAAGTTACTCAGCTAAGGTTACAAGGTTATTTGAGACACTTGCGAGCTAGTGATATCTTCTACTATCCAAATCACAATGAAGTGTCTTACACGTACGTATGTGACCTATAGAGAGCTAATCTAAAATTTTATTAAATCTATTTTTTGTTGCTATGGGGGTGTAGTTGCAAAATTTTTTGCACGACATACACACACGGGGAACTTAAATATATTCTGATTAATTTTTTGGTTCAACTTTTATGGAAAGTTCTGGAGCTTGAATATTGACTGTTTCTACGGATTCGCCGATTACTTTGCCTAGGGAATCTAGAATTTGTGCTGCGGTTTGTAGTTGTCCTTTTTTAACTGCTTTGTTGAATAGTCGGATTCTCATTGCTTGAAGGCGAGGAAGTAGAGTTTCTCTATCTTTTTCCCAATCTTCTTTATTCCATTGTTTAACTTTTTTCCAATCTTGCCAGGCGGTTACTTCTGAGATGTTTTCAATTTTTGAATGTTCTAGTACGAGGGCTCTAGTTGTTTTACCTTCTAGCTGACGGGAGTATAGGCGTTGAGAACGTAATTGTACGTTTTGTGCAGAGGTGCGAGCACGGAAATGAATATTTCTTTTAGGTTTAGAATCTTCTAATGGTTGATCGGCAGGAAATGTAGATGAAACCACGATGTTTTTGGGTGTATTTAGTTGAATGATAACTTAAAAGTATGTTAATAGGCTATAAATAGGGGGTATGAGTTGTATTTTTTGTTAATTTTATGGTTGTCAGCGGTGAAAAAAAGAATGAGATAAGTTTGAGGTACGCTCAGGGAGAGGTGTTTAATAGTGATAAGAGGTTTAGGGTATTGGTAGCTGGAAGAAGGTTTGGAAAGAGTTATTTAAGTTGTATTGAATTGTTGAGAGGAGCGATTAATAGACCGAATGAGGTTTATTTTTATTGTGCTCCTACATATAGGATGGCAAAGGATATTGCGTGGAAAGAATTGAAGAGATTGACACCAAGGACTTGGGTTAAGAGTAAGAATGAGACTGATTTGAGATTGGATTTGATAAATGGTTCGAGTATTGAATTGAAGGGAACTGAGAATGCTATGGCATTGAGAGGAAGAAGTTTAGCTGGTGTTGTACTGGATGAGGCTGCCTTTATGGATAGAGATGTGTGGGCGGAGGTAATTAGACCTGCATTGGCTGATAAACAGGGTTGGGCTTTGTTTATTAGTACACCAGATGGAACTGCTAGTTGGTTTTATGATATGTGGTGCTTTTGTGGGGAAAAGGAATGGGATGATTGGGGAAGATGGAGTTTTACTACGATAGAGGGGGGTAATGTTGTAAAAGAAGAAGTTGAAGCTGCTAGAAGTCAATTAGATGCGAGGACGTTTAGACAAGAATTTGAAGCAAGTTTTGAAAATCTTACTGGATTGGTGGCTGTTAGTTTTGCTGATGAGAATATTGATAAGGAAGTACAGGATTTACATATGCTTCCTTTGTTAATTGGTCTGGATTTTAACGTTGACCCTATGGCAGGAATCTGTGCTGTAAAACATAACGATACTTTGTATGTTTTTGATGAGATTATGCTTACAGGAGGTGCTACCACATGGGATTTTGCAGAAGAAGTTACGAGAAGATATGGAGTTGATCGTAGAATTATTGCTTGTCCAGACCCTACGGGAAGTGCAAGAAAGACAAGTGGAGTTGGTGTGACGGATCATACGATACTTAGAAGGTCTGGTTTTACTGTTATGAGTCCTAGAAGCCCCTGGAAGATCAGAGATAAGATCACTGCTGTCAATACTGCCCTGTTTGACGCTAATGGTGATAGGAGGACGTTAATTCATCCTCGTTGTAAAGAATTGATAAAAGCACTTAGGACTTTAACTTATGCACCTAATACAGGCTTACCTAATAAGAATTTAGGTGTGGATCATGCGTTTGATGCTTTTGGTTATCTTTGTCTACAGCAGTTTAATTTGGCGAAACCAGAGACATTAGGGCAGACTGCGTTTAGAATATATTAAGAGACTTTTTGCTTATGCCTTACCATTACGGAATGTCAACTACAAAAAAGAAAAAGAAAAAAAAGAAAAAAGGAGGTAAAAAACGTGGTGAATGTTCCTGTAGATGAAGAACTCTATGAAAGAGTAAAAAGAGCAGCAGAACGTAAGTTCCCTGTTTACCCTTCTGCCTATGCTAATGCTTGGCTTGTTCAAGAATACAAAAAACGTGGAGGAAAGTATAAAGTATTAAAGAAGAAACCAACTGTAAAAAAGAAATCTACTACGAAGAAAAAACCTACTACAAGAAAGAAAAGTGCCACAAAGAAGAAAAAGTAGTCCTAATCCAAGAGCCAAAGGTGGTTTGACACGTTGGTTCAAGGAAAACTGGGTTGATGTTAAAACTGGAAAGCCCTGTGGTCGTTCTAAAGGAGAGAAGAGAGATTATCCTGCCTGTCGTCCTAGTAAACGTGTATCAAGTAAGACACCTAAGACTGTAGGAGAGATGACGAAAAGTGAGAAAGAGAGGTTTAAACGTGAAAAAACTGGTAAAAAGAAGATAACCTATCAACATAGGCGAAAAAAAACTACTAAAAGGAGTAAAAAATGACTGAAGTGACACCAGAAATGCTCGATATTATCGAAAAAGTTAAAGGAAAGCGTAATCCTGCTCTCTGGGATCCCAGATGTGAACAATATATGAGGAATAACAGTAAAGATACTGTAAAAAAGTCAACTACAAGTTAAAATAATTTTAAATACTCTTTTTTCTTAGGATTATGGCATTTTTTCGTGGAGAGGAAGGTTCTGTTAAATTTAAGAACTCCGCTGGTACAACT